TGAAACGATTACTACTTTTATTGTTTTTAGCTAGTCCAGTATCAGCTCAGGTAACTCCTAATTTTACGCAAGGTTCAATGAAGTCAACAACAACTACCACCATTGATATTGACCGAACCATTGCTACCAATGTTTATGGTGGCGAATACAAATCATGGTCAGGATCAAACGTAACACCGAGCGCAGACATAGCTGGAAGCTCAACAACATTTTCAGTGCACACTGCTGGCGACCCCTTCCAACTAGAAGTTGTGACACGGGCAGCCGGAAAAATCGAAGACAGTCTAGTAACAGAAACAATCCTACAAAATTCTGTTACTACATCCTTATCAGTCTTCTCTCAGTAAACCCAGCGTTTGCTAATGAAGAACCTACAGTACAAAATTCATCTAACCCCGTAGCAGCAGCAACGGGCAATGTAACTAATCAGGCGGTGCAATTCCAGAACAATGGTGCACCGTCTAGGCAATACTTTGCAGCAAACAATAGTTGTAATGGAACAACCATGCAATTCTCGCCCTTTTATATGGGCAACGATACTATTCCTTATGAACATAGTGGGTATGTACGAAGCAATAACTTCGGCGTACAACTAAACTTCTCAGTACCACTAGATGGTGGCATGGTAGAAACCTGTAAAAGTATCGCCAGAAAACACGAACAAAAGATGCGTCTTGACTACGAACTTGTTCGTGCAATTAAATGTACTGAGATTATGAAATCCGGGTTTACTTTTAGACCTGGCAGTCGTGTCGAAGTCTTATGTAATGACGTAGTACCAATCGTATCTCTCGAATAATGGAAGCAATAGTCGCTGCTGTCATTGCAATAGTTGCTGGCGGCGCAACTCTGAATAACAGATTACACAACCGAATAAATAATGTACATGATCGCATTAGTGGTCTTGACAGACGTATCGACGCTATTGAACTTAGCGTGGCTCAGGACTATGTATCTAAAGCTGATTTATCAGTCATGGTTCAGCGTATGGAAGATCATATGGTGCGTATTGAAAACAAACTAGACCAAATTGTCCTTAGGAATAACTAAATGACTTACAAAATTGTCGATCTCCGTACTGAAAAAGTACTTGGTTTTTATGAAACTGCTGAACTAGCAGAACGTGCAGAATCACACCTCGTACATGAACCAGGTGAAACATGGTATGCAATTGAAGCACCCGTAGAAAAGAAAACACGAGCCAAGAAGACTAATGTCAAAAAACAAAGCGAGTGAAGAACAATTTAATGAGCTACACAATCTAGTTACTAATGAGTTTCTAAACCGTGTTAAATCAGGTGAGGCAACTACACAAGATTTAAAAGCAGCTTGTGATTGGCTATCAAAGAATGACATCAGTGGTGTCGCCTTTGATGGTAACTCACTTGATAAATTGGCTAACATTATGCCAACTGTTGACCCAGAACTAGTCCAACGGAGGCTATATGGCTCGAAGCTCTAAACATAGCGGTGCTAAATTCGCTAATGGTAACTATAAATCATACCAGAAAAAGTATGATGGTTCCAAACTACAAATCTCAAAGCGGTCTGCTTTAAATAAAGAAAACCGTCGCCGTGGTACTTATGGTAATGGAGATGGTAAAGATGTATCCCATAAAAAGGATGGATCTACTGTACTTGAATCCATGAAAATTAATCGCGCCCGCGTCGGTAAAAAACGTAAAGCATGACACCATTACTTCCAACTCCTGATCACTACCTATACAACTTAATAACCATGACATCCTCTGAAGCAAAGCGCCTTTGGAGGCGCAGTATTAAATTACACTTTGGCTGCACATGTGTTTATTGTGGAGAAACTTATGAATTACACGAACTTACTCTGGACCATGTACATCCTCGTTCTCTTGGGGGCGAAGATGTCAATACGAATGTCGTACCAGCATGTACCAAATGCAATCAGGATAAAGGAAGTAACCATTGGCAATCATGGATGAGAGCCAAATTTGGAGTTAATAAACTCCGTGAACACTTAATTATGGAGTATATTAATTAATGGATAAAGAACTAGCTCAGTTACATGATTTAGCTAGAGAAATGTTGCTTGATATACAAGCACAATATGAGGCTAAAATACTACCGCCTGGTTTTGGTAAAAGCGATAAAAAACGTTTAGATAAAGCTATCAGTAATCTTGATTTTAATCCTGAAGCTTATGGTGACATCATGGAAGATGTCATGTCAGGCAATAAAGGACCAAAAGAGCTGATGAAAAAAATCAGAAACGTAGAAACAAGAGTGATGAAAGCTTTTGAGCTTCTTAACGAAGATACTATTCATCATTTAGTTCAACAACGTACTGGTGGGGATTTTAGCAAACAGGTTTCTGGAGATGTTGTAAGAGGAGCTATTAAAAGGCTAGAAGATCGTTTTGATCTAAAATTTTCCCAAGCAACTGGTCCTAAAGGTGTTATTCGTGGTGACACAGCTTTATCTAATTATGCCCATAAATCAGATCTTACACAAAAAGGTGCTGAGTTAGCGTCAGGTATTGGTAAGAATCCAGATCCTTCTACAACAGCACATCGCTTAGGTACAACAGGTTATTCTAGAACACTTACTTCAGCAGAAACTGTAGACGAAGATGCTCTTGTTAAAGCCCTAGAATCTAGAATTGCACCTCAACTAGAAGATGTTAAGGTAGGTATAGCTACTGATCAACCTAGAGTTGAAGCTGTTAGAAAGGCAGCGCCAGGACTTGAAAGAGCTTACATGCCTGACAATACACCAGAAGAAATAGCTAAGATGCAACCTATTGCTAGAGGGTTGCCTGAAGATATAAAAATAAATACTTATAAAAATTTAGTACCTGATTTTTCTAATGGTGCTGTTAAACTAGGTGTAAGAGGTTTAGGCGGTCTATTACCTATTGTTGGTGTTGGTTTTGATGTAGTAGATGCTAAAGCAAAAACAGAACGTGCTTTAAAAACAGGTGATCTTTTAGATAAAACACAAGCTGTTATTGCTAATATAACTGCAGCTACATCGCCAATACCGGAACCTATTTCTCAAGGTATTAATTTTGTTGGTGGCGCAGTTAATTTTGTTATTGACGCTGTTCGTTCTCCTAGCAAACCTGTAACAGAAGAAGATCTACAGTTCTCTACCCTGTAAGCCCCTCTAACCACCCTTTCACCTACTCTACGCTAGATTGTACCTATGACCCACCCTATCATCGTTACAGGCCCACAGAGAGCAGGCTCACGGCTTGCTTCATACATTATCTCACGTCAAACTAAACGAACGTTTATTGATGAACTAGATTACTCACCAGACATTCCTAATAATTCTGTAGTACAAGCTCCTTTTCTTTTAAAAGCTTTACTAGAAATATCTTTTATGTTTCCTACTGCTCAGTTTGCTTTTATGTATAGAAATAAAGAAGATATTATTAAAAGCATGGAACGTATTGAGTGGTATAAAGATTATGTAGACGAACCATCTTTCTACAGTAAGTATATTGATAACTGTTATGATTTAATTAACTTAGCAAAACAATATTTACATAAAGACAGATGGTTTGATATTCAATATGAATCACTTGTAAACGATCCTTTGTTTGTTAAAGATAGATCTAACTTTACAGTAAAACAACACTTACCTAACACACCACACGGTCCTGAAACTTGGAGAAATGATGAATACATTAGATCTATTAAAAGATGACTTTAAGCTATTCTTACAGGCTTTATGGAATGAACTAGACCTACCAAATCCTACACGTGCCCAATATGCAATTGCTGATTACCTTCAACATGGTCCAAAGCGTTTACAAATCCAAGCATTTCGGGGAGTTGGTAAGAGCTGGATTACTGGTGCTTTTGTTCTTTGGACTCTCTTTAATAACCCCGAAAAAAAGATAATGATTATCTCTGCATCTAAAGAACGTGCAGATAACATGTCTATCTTTCTACAAAAGTTAATTATTGAAACACCATGGTTAAAGCATTTACAACCCAAAGGCGACGACTCGCGTTGGTCGCGTATCAGCTTCGACGTTTCTTGTTCCCCCCACCAAGCACCTTCCGTCAAGTCTGTCGGGATTACTGGCCAACTGACCGGCTCCCGCGCTGACTTAATGATCCTTGATGACATTGAAGTTCCTGGTAACTCAATGACGGAATTTATGAGGGAGAAACTTCTACAACTTTGTACTGAAGCTGAATCTATTCTTACTCCTAAACAAGATTCACGAATTATGTTTCTAGGAACACCTCAGACTACCTTTACTGTATATCGTAAACTAGCAGAACGTTCTTACA